TAGCAAAGTTACAGCAAGACAACCCTCTTGCTAGCTTAAAGCAGCCAACTGTGTGCAACGGGATAGACTAAGCCCCCATCTAAAGCTTAGCAACCGGAGTAGTACCAAAGTTGAAGCTAACAACTCGCACCGCCCAAACCTCCCTATATACACTATGAACGATTCATTAAAAGTAAAATTGTCCCACGGCACCACCCGCTGTTATACCCATGAACCATACAAACAAGGAGACATGCCACCACACGTGGCACACACTAACAAGGATACAGCCGTGACACTGTTTCGCTAAGCGAGCTATCCTATTATCTTAGACTCAAAGCCCAGTCACCAACGGGAAAATCAAAAGATTCATACCCGTCGGGGATGTAGGTAGAGTCGCTCCACTGAAGGTAATAACAACAGTATTAACCGATGCGGCTGTCTGAGTGATACTAAAGGCGTTAAAACTATACATCGTAGTATTAGCAACGCCTGTATCACTAGACACGGAAGCACCTGAATTATTAAAGATGTTGTAACCCGTACAATTTGTAGTGGTCGTCATAGTGGGTATTGTGCACAATGTTGAAGTACCAGTAACGGCATAAAACAATGCAAAAGGACCGGCATAAGGACTAACAATAGTAATGGTAGTGCCCCCTAACGTAACTGTCCCATCAAACCAATCTTGATTACTTTGTACTTGTGAGGTACCAAAATAATTGGTAGTTGAAATGGAAGCGGTGGCATACGCCCGATACAAATTATTGTCTTGCCCAGTCAAATTGAGAGGTGTTGGTTTCCTCAACTCAATTTCATAAGATACCCACAACTCACCGGCGACCACACTAGTTCCTTGAAAACCAGTGGTAGCAATTTGGAACGCCCCTAAATCAAAGTTCTGTATGTTACCGTTCGTGGGCACTGCACCCGGCCTAACATATTGAATGTTAAAAGGGTTCTCTTTGGGATCGCATTCAACGAAATGACAAATATTCTCTGAAGGTTTACCATCAGTAGAATAATAAGAATTCAACATTCCAGTTTTACTAACGAAAGCAGCCAAAGCAGGGTTATATACAGTCCCAAGCATAACAGAACCAAGAGTCGTATTAGTCGAACTAGCAATGGCGTCAGCAGAAGTAGATCGAAACTCAAAGAGCAACCCCTTAAAAGTATACTCTTGATATTGTGCAGCAATGGCTGATAACCAAGGAAAGGTCTGAGATTGACCAGGATTTAAGGGGAATGAAGAAATAGCAAATGCATTAGCCGTCCCACTACTGACAACATCCTGTATGTACTCACGATGACGAATAATAGTTGACTCATTCGTAGAGTGCATATAAGGAACGCCAGTAGATTCGGCTGATCCAACTAAACTATTCTTACGAATAGTATATTTCCCCAAACCAAGAATAGTTGAAGCATTATCGCCAGCACTGTGGCCATAATCCCAACCCTTCTTAGCTCCCAATAAAGACCCTGTGGTCAATGCACCCAAGACACCCCCTCCT